AGAATTGACCATCAGTAAAGCCTTGGCTTAATGGAATCAATTCTCTTGTATCAGAAGCCATTGTAGGTGCTGTTCCATATAAGTCTGCAATGGTTCTTGTTACTGATTCTGCCAAATCACTATCCGAGAACGTGTTAGTATATATAGCATACTTGAAATTAGGTGTTCTGAAAAGCTTTGCCCATCCTCTATGAACACGTTTCATATTACCAATACGGATAGTTCCTCCTGGACCTTGTGCTATAGGAAGTGTAATAAGCCTAGATGTATACCCCATTCCTGCAACTAAAGTTCCTTGAGATGTTGTCAAGTCATCACTCAATGTCCCACTAGCATTCACGATTTGACTATCAAAAACAGAACCATCTCCAAGGATATCTACTGTTTCTGCCTGTAAATGGGTTAATGCTCCTGAAGAAAAATCAACAGCACTTTCCGCAACAACATGACCATCAAGATATTTAGAGTCAGATATAGACTCAGTAGACATCCAATCTTCCATCATCTCTACTGTTTCTATAATACGTTCTGCATAGGACCATGAATTCGTTCCTGAGCCTGTACTAGAATAAGCAACTGCTGAACCTGTAGATGTTGTGGAAACAGTGAAAGTATCAGCATCAACTTTAGTCACATAATAAGTGGTTGATGCCACAAGATTTCCTGGCAATGCTCCACCAGCATTAGAAACTTCTATTTGTTCACCTGTTAACAACCCATGTCCTGTGTCATTAAATATTAATGTCCCAGCAGGAGAAGTAGAATTACTTCCTGTAAAAGTATTAAGTGAAGTATCAGCAACAGGAACAGTCCTACGTACTAATACCCAGAGTTGATCTCTGGAACTGGAAGGAATTGTACACATATCCAAAACAACAGCATGGTCCTTATCTGTAGTCATATGACCTGTAGGATCACCTTCTCTTGTACTTGAGTAATTGTAATTTCCTCCTAATTCATGCGTATGCCATGCAATAATCTCTAATTGAGGAATATATGTTAATCCCACTATTGTTCCATCACCCATTCTAAACCAACTGACAAAATTAGGAATATCAGTTTCAATCACCTGTTTTGCTGATTGGTTCAATATATCTGTTGCTCTAGATGTGATATCAGCAGATTTAGCACCAGTAGCAGAATCCCCAAAAGTTATAACTCTTACCTTCTTACCAGTTCCTTGGATATAAAGGGCATTACTATCATAAGGAACAGCATTAGCCCCTGTTTGTGCAGGCTGTGTACCTTCCCTTTTAATCGTAAAATTGAAAGGAGTGATTGTGAGATCCTGTTCTGATCCATAAACTGCATATACTCCACCTGTTGAACCAGCAAGTAACTTCTCTTGAGATACAAGCCATTGAATCTCATCAATTGTTCCTGAATCAAAGGTAAAGGTCATTCCATTAGATGGAACAATCTGATCTCCTACAATCTGAGAACCTGTTGCAGTAGCACCTGTTGAAGTACCTTCTTGTTCTGATGGAGAAAAGTGTTCAAAAGAACCTGTTTCAGAAAACCAAACTGTTTGTGGAGCTTTAGAATTCCTGGCAAAGACCATACGTTGCTGAAATATGCCCACATGATGAGGATAATTACCTGTATACCATGCTCCTAATTTCCATGTTGATAAAGCACTTGAATCTGATACAGGACAATCCTGCTTGAGTGTTAAAGTAACTCTAGTTGCACTTGTGTAAGTAGTTATTTCTCCATAAACCCAATAAATCGTATCTCTTTTAAAAGGACTGAAACGCATCAACCGACCAACATCATCAGCATGAAAGAGGTCTAAAGTAGAATCTACCTGTAAAGTTGAACCTTTAGGGTGATATTGGGCATAGATTTTAGGTTTATTAGCAATATCAAATACTTCTGGAGTTAAATCTGTAGCATCAGCCAATTTAAACGTATTTGCCGTTGCATTCACCACATAATAATTACCATTTACAGGGTGAGTTTTAGCTCCTGGGGCGGCATCAGTAAGCGTGATAAGCATCCCATCATTCAAGCCATGATTCTTTAACTGTAAATATGAAACATTGGCATCTGTATTTGCTACTCCAGTAGCACCACCAGTTGTATCGTACCAAGCATTATCTATCTTTGCCTGAGTTGTGGAATGATTTGGCACAAGAAATTTCTTATTAATAAATCCAGTTCCTTGACTAGTATTTGAATAAGTAGAAGACGGACTACTTATAGAAATCGTTACATCCTCATTGCCATTACGTTCATCTTCCTGTTGTTCTAGATAAGGGCCATCTTTAATAACAAATGGTTCTAAAACCCATCTATATCCTGTAGTAACAGTTCCACCATCTTTAGTTCTAAAACTGCCAGCAGTATCACTAGAATTAGAATATCTAGACATCTTATAGGGTTTAACATCTGGAGAAACGAGAAAGATGATATCGGCAGACTGTACAAACTGTAGATTCTTTAATTTAGTAGCACTATTAAAAGGACTTCCTGTCAATCGAAGATGATCCTGATCTGTTCCTGCAATAGATTCTCCTGATAAAACAGCTCCATCTTTATAGAATTTAACATAACCTAAATCGAGACTAACTCCTGAACCTAAAGTAGTTATATATGTAATAAGAGTTTGAACAACTTCTCCTAAAGTTCCTCCCATAGATGCTGATACTCTAAAAGTTGTTGCACTTACATATTTAACATAATAATCAGTTCCAGCAGTAATATTTCCAGGCATTGTGGTTGTTGCTGAAAATTGAATTATATCTCCTTCAAGCAACCCATGATTAGTTGTGGTATCAAACAAAAGACTACTAGAATCATCAGTTACAGTAACAGTCATAGACCTATGACCAAACTCTAGAACATAATTACTTGCACTTTCATGTCCAAACACAAAAGGAACTAAACGGACAGTATTGCCTTCATAACCTAATGTGAGAGCATTAGAGTCAGTTCTAGCTACGAATTTTGTTCCTGGTCTACGTGTAAGACTGCCTGTAGGTCGAACAATTAAGTTCTTTAATAAGGCAGATGAGGCGAAATAGAGTTCATCAGATGCATAGCCATGCCTTTGCTCTGCTATCTGACCACCAAACCAATTTGTTTGAGTTGAAGTTGCACGAGTCATTATTAAGTAACACCGCTTGCCGTATCTGCTGAAAATGGTTTGAAATACCCAGATGCACTTCTTGTTCTAGCATTGATCCATTCATTTGATTCAATTTTTTGAGCAGTACCTTCTTGTCCGTTGATACTTCTGGCTTCTGATAGAGTCCCTTGATACTTAGCCATCATCATATCTCTAAGTTGAGATTGACCTGTAAGATCCATTGCAATTTCACCTGCCAATGCCATCCCAATAGCCTGTATCAATATAGAATCAAAATGATTAAGGAGTTGTACTGCTTCCCTATTATCATGATTATTACTTCCTATATACTTCTTAACATAAATTATATTTGCAGTAGAAGCACTTGTTACTAAGGCAAGACGGTCTTCATTCTCATCTATAGCAACTAATTCAACTTGCCAAGGATAATCATAATTTGACTCTTCAAAAAGGCTTAAAACCCTTAAAGAATCTGCTGGAAGTGTATAGGCATAATCAAAACTAAACTTAGGAGTCACGCTTAACCTAGTCAACGTAGCTCTTTTAGTAACACAATTCCAAGGATGCGCCCTCAAAACCTGATTTACAACATCAGTAAACCGAGTCTTGGTAGCAAAAGCTTGTGCTGTGTTATCTGAGAAATCACTAATCGTTTTGTCGCCTAAATTGTTTAAAGCAATATTGGCGATAGAAACAGCATCAGTCATAGGGGCCTTGTGGGGGCCGAAGCCCCCTTACTGGTCAGTCTATTGTATAGAAAATAGCAGACTTGATTGTGCCAGTAGCATGGGCCGCATCAATATCTACAATGATGTCAGTTCCATTCTTATCAACACATTCAAAACCTGTATTGTCAATACTTGTTGCAGTCTGTGGACCCCAACTAGAATGAATTGCTTTTTTAGCAGTATTCATTGCTGTAGCCGCTATAAAAGCAACTAAATCAAGTGAAACTGCCGCTTCAGTAGCACTGTTAGTATGAGCCGCATATCCAGCACTCAAGGTGACACTTGAACCAAGAGCATCAGCTTGAAGCATAACGTTCCAGATTCTTGCACCTATAGGGAGTGAGCCAATAACAACAACTGTGCCGTTACTTCCTGAATTATCAGTCGCAACATCCCCTGCCGCTTCGTATGTGTCATACATAACACGCATTCGTCCACCTTGTTCCGCGACATTAGTCATTGTCCTCGGATTCGTGATGGACTCGATTTGCTTA